TAAGGTCAAATTCAGATACATTTACACCTGGTGACAGTTGAAATGCCATAGTATCTCTCCTTTATAAAATGGATTATTCTTGTTGTTATTATTTAGAAAAATGAAGATTTTACAGCTTTCTTTTCCAATTAAAGTCATCCCAAGGATATCTCTTGGATCTGTCATCAAACCACACGTTTCCAAACTCATCCACTTCATAATCTGGGTTATCAACGCCGTTATCTATGATAGGTAAAGGCGTCAAATCAGTGTCCATAATGTTTAGTTGTTCTTGTTGGAGCGTAACTCTTATATCATTGTTTATGTTTTCTTTGAAGTATCTTTGGGCAGTCAACCAACCGAAATGAACTAAAGTCATTACAAGATCGTCGTTATTGCCTTCTTCCGCTTTAAATGACTGTTTATCAGCGGAAAATGTAGTTAGTTCTGTGATAGTTTCAGCATCATTTATAATCAACTTATCGCTTTCAATGAGCGTCTTTAGATTAGTACAACCGATCATTTTTGTCTGCTTGGACGTTTTTAAGCCGTAAGCGATTCTTTTCTTGAAACCCGGAGTTTGCTGTTGACCTTGCTTACCCTTCATTTCAATCTTGATAAGATTTTCGTATGCAAGTTCAAAGTGTATAATATCCGACACCTGAAGTCCAATACTATTGATTTCCACAAGCACGAAAGCGTCATTATATAGCTTTGCCGTCTGGACAATGATGGTAGGGAACAAGAAGGGCGATATCTTATTGTTTCTATACTTAGCCACCTGTCTATAAGGTATCTCGGTAACATCAAAGATTGAGAAGGTTGAATAATCAAGACCTTGACCTTCGGCCACGTCCACGCACATTGTATATGTTCTGTTTGGCTGCGGCTCTTTGTATATATCAAAGTGTCCTTCGGATCTAACAGGATTGTGCCAGACAAGAGAACGGAGCTTTGCTGGATGGATAAGAGTATTGGTAGAACCGATAAACTCACACTCGAACTCTTGACGGAACTGATCGGGGCTGGTATTACGGATTGTCTGCTCTTTCCAAGCTTCATCGCGGCCAGGCACCATGCTCCAGTGAATTTCAATAGGAACATAATCGCTACGTTTCTCTGTGGCTTCTGTCCACATACGGTAGAACTGGTTAAGTCCATTAGGCGTCGATACGATAATAACCTTAGTGCTTTGACCAGAAGAAATCGTAGGATAGGTAGACATAAAGAACGCTTCGGCAATATTGTTTGGAACGAATGCAAACTCGTCCAAAAATACGATGTTGAACGAACGACCACGAACAGATGAGCCAGACGTTGAGTCTGCCATGATACGTGAACCGTTAGCTAACTCAATGGAACCCTTATTCCATTCTTTTACACCTTGCTGAAGGAAACGAGGTAGATATTCAAAAGAGAGTTGAAGACGACCTAAGATTTCACGGGCCATCGCAGACTTGTTAGCCAGAACAGCTACGTTAACGTTTTCGTTGAACAGGATATAATGTAACAAATAAGCAACAGATGTTGTAGTCTTACCAACCTGACGCGGAAGTTTACAGATAGAGAAGCGATTGGTATGGAACTTCATCAACATGTCCTGCTGGAAATCCCACATGCGGAATGGCATCAGACCGTGGTCAACGTTAATGATTTTCATATAGTTCATGGCAAAGTATACGGGATCATTCGCACACTTTATGAACTCATCCATTTCTTTTTGAGTGAAAGCGTGTTTAAAATCTTCGCGTGGAAGATTTGGATTATTGTTATACCCTTTGGTCACTCTTCTTTATTCTCTTTTATCTTCTTAAGTAAATCGGCTGTACTGCCTACGAATACAGCTTTCTCAACATTGACATTTGGTTGATCATTCTTATCTTGACCTTTTAAATCCTTAGTCTTCTTTTGAAGATCGTAAAGGTCTTTGGTAGTATCAGCAACGGTTCTCATCATAGTGGCCAATACCTCATACGCGCGTGGAGATTCCGATTCTTTCGCAAGATCGGTCAAACTTTCCATTGCGGAGTTACCTTTGTTGATAAGATCGCGGAATGTTCTGCGCGAGAGATTATAGTCAGCCTTGATATCATCATCTTCATGTGGAGTATTGATGATAGGTTCAGGCGCTTTTGGCGGTATAATCTCTACTGCGTTTTCAATACCAAGCGCATCACTTAATGCATTATTTTTATTCATTCTGTTTCAGGCCACTCTGTTATAGTTATATCATATCCAAAATCGTCTGTTGGTTCAGCATCTATAGGATCTGGTTCAATCTTGATTTCAACCAACTTGAGAGGATTAATATCAAAGCTGGATATCGTACTAACAGCATTTGTTGAAGCGCCTCTAATAGTATTACCAATGATAAACTGTCCCTGTGCGCCGCCCAAAACAAGTCTCAAATTATTTTTATTCCATTCCAAAACATATCCATAAGCATTTGCTGTATTGTAGTTTGAACCTTGATAAACAACATCGTCAATCTTGAAGTTGCTATTTCCAGCAGGTTCTGTTACATTAAGTCTAACGATATTACCTGCTTTTAAACTCTCATCATTATAGATGTTGGCAAATACCTTACGAATAATCTTTGGTAACTGAACTGGGCCATAGTAATTGGCTTTCATGGTAAAGTTTAGAGTCCATGAAACATAACGAACAGCATCAAAGTTTCCTTCGTGTTCAATTACGTTTGACACGTTATTAAGAATAATAGGAACGTCTTTCTTAAATCCAAGAGCTGGAATAGTTTCCACTGTAACTGTATAATCAGGATTAAAATATGGTATAATCTGTTCTATGATGTGTGTTCCATCATCCACGTTTCTAGCATAGATTTGTAGATCGAAAGACAAGTCATAGGGCACACCCATGTACTGTGTAGCACCTCTTGTAGAAGTATTAGCAGCAACACCTGATCTTAGTAGTGAGTTCTGTTTTCTGGATGCATCATAAGCAAAGTTAGTTAACTCGAAAGACATACGAGGCAGAACTACCTGAACAGGTCTATTTAAATCTGGATCGGCCCTTAGACGCGCATAATACTTCTCTTTTGGAGCATAAACGATTGGAACTTTAAATCTTTCTATCTCAACTCCATTGTTCTTATTAACTCTTTTGATAGTAATGTTGTTGAACATATTGCCAAAAAGAATAACGTACTTTCTTGTTAGTTGGTGATAAAAATAAGCATTACTTAACATTACGGTACTCCAAACGGATTGATTTCGGACAAGTCAATAAAGGTATCAGCTTCGGTCTGAATGACACGATTATCGGAATCATCAGCATCTACTAAGTCAGCAAGAGTATCGGATGAAGTTAAGTTATAACGAGTGTTAGACTGAGCACCTATTACTATGCTATTTGCCGCAAAATCACCTTTGACATTGATAACTTCAAGAACTTTTGTTTCTGGAATCCAATGTTTAGATTCCGCTTTTGCGGTTGCATAAGCAAGATTTGCTCCTTGATATACAATCTCATCTTGATAATAGTTGCCTGATCCATTACCTAATGTCAAGCTAACGGTATATGCTGCTAAGTGTTCCAGATCATCGATTTCTTCATTACCAGTTTCAAAATCTTCATTGCTAAAGCGGAATACTTCGCAACGCAATTCGTATATATAAGGTGATCTTTTACCTAGTGAGAAGAATAGGAGTTCTTCTTCAACAAACTTTATTTCAAAAATCTTTCCTAATAGAGGAACAAAGATCAAATCGCCTTCGCGCGGTCTTGTGGCAATATTAGATGGAACATATTTTTCAAATGATCTACGCGAAACAACAAAGTTGGAAGTATCTCGAATTTCCAATCCAAACTTAGAGAAGAAATCTCCATCGCCTTCATAACCTTCAACGTTGGCCAGATACATTTCAACACCATAAGCGCGTGTGAACTTGGAGTTAACACTTTCTCCAAGAACATCATCCGTTTGATCATACACTTCTCTTGGAAGATATTTAACATCATGACCCATAATCTGGATTGATTCCACGATCAAGTCTTCAAGGAGCATATTCTCATTGATAACAGATGGAGAAAAATTGTTGAAATATACCGAGGTTGCCATTGATTACCCCATTATAAACATAGGAGGTTCTTCGTAGGTATCGCGGATCAACTGTTCAATCTCAGTTATTTCTGTTGTAGCCTCATCATAGATTTGCTGACCGTTCATGGTAACACCACCTGGAAGTTGCATTCCGCCAAACTTCTTCATGTTGTTACCCCAAATGCGCTTGATGTAAGCTGTTGTTAGGCGTTTAAGCATACGATCATTCCATACATCAGTATATGTGGCTGGATCGATTATAACAAATCCTTCAACAATCAACCATTCTCCTGGCTGATTCATTGTCCAGTTCATATCAAGATATAACTTATCTGTATGGCGATTGAAACGAATAGGTTGTTCACCAGAAAACATCATATCCAGTGTTCTAATATGTTGTTGTGTTAAAACAAAATTTACATATGATGTGCTGGTAAAATCATATAATTCGTGAAGACGCAACTGATAACGCAAGTCAAACATGTTGACTGTCGCATTTGTTGTTGAGATTGGAAATATTCTGGTTACGCCAATAATATTTTCAGTTATTGGAATATATTGATTTGTTATATCTTGAGAAGTCAGTTGATGCTTTAGATACCAACGTTCTACTCCATCAAAGTGAAAATCCTGAAAGTACTGTAGAGATGCATCCACACAATCGTCCACTTGATCGTCATCCACATTGATATTGATGACAGGATGCCCTAGTTGTCTAAGACACCAATCTTTGTGCTGGTCTCTATTTGATGGAATTGCCATTTATATACCTCTTTTAGAGTATTTATATATATGGCGGCTTCGGATATTTGTCTTTCACTGCTTGGATCTTAGTCAAAATATCTTGGTATTCAGCAGAATCTATGCCTTTTGATATGCCACCTAACTGATCTCCCATAACAGGATATTCATTTCTGCGTAGAGCGTAGTAATCAGGATAATCTGGTTTTACTACCTCTTCTTTCGCAATATCTACAACAATCGCACTTTCTCCCGTTAAAGGATTTGGTGGAATTTGTATAGTTTTTGTTTTAGGTTCCAATGCGGCCCACTGAGCTTCTTTGTAATCTATTTCAGCATAAATTCTAGTTTCCATAGAAGCTAGAGAATCGGCAATACCTACTTCTTGTGGAATATATACCATCCAGTTATAAGTATTTCCATTATGAACAACCTCAATATGAGCAATATCTCTTGTTTCTGGTGCTGGTGGTGTGAATATACCTTTTAATTCTACAGTCATGTTATCTCCTTAATCTTTCTGCCAATACCATAAATCTTGTTTTGCGTTTTTAATCTCTTTATCAATACTTTTAGCAAACTCCCTAACGGCCTTATTCACGCCTTGAATCCTAGCAAAATCGTGACCAATAATAAATCCACTCTTTTTAATCTTAGGATAGTAGTTCTGGCAATCTTTTAGAACTTGATCATATGTGTGAAGACCATCAATGAACACAAAATCTAAGGATCCATCATCAAATTTTGATACAGCATCATCGGAATCTTCGTAGAGGTGATTATATCTATCTAGGTACGGATTAACTTTTCTCAACATCTCTGCTTTATTAGTATCACCATCTGGCTGCGTATCATTCCAATCAATATAAACTGGATAAGAATCGACGCCGGACAATCTTAGTGATGGTAAAGTTTGTAGTAAGTATTCCGTAGTGGTTCCTTCAGCAACGCCAACTTCTACACCTACAGGATTTTCAATTCCTTTTATAATTTCTGGAATATCTTCTCCTGGTAGCCAACGAGAAACACCTTCAGTTGGATTATTAATACCACCAGGCAATCTTGAAGACCATCTAAAATCTATGAACATCTTATCTTCAAGTGTCAATGGAACAGTTGGTTTGATGTTTGTGAAATAATGATTGAGATTGACGGAAGGATGTGCTGTGTATTTACCTGTTGCGATATCCATATGAAGACATTGAACATCGGTATTCACAAGTACCTTAACGCTAGATTTGCGGCAACGATGTAAGAAAAAATTATCTTCACCTACAAATGGAATATCTTCGATGCCGTTTGCGATACAACAGAAAGGCAAATCTGGATCTTCATTCTTCATACGACGAAGAGTTTCAACTGGAATCAACATACAATCCATACCAGTTTGCCATGCGTCGAGTACTTGACCTGGAGAAACATCTGGAACAATAATGTAATTGTCTTTTCTTAAGCTAATCATTGCGTGCGCGCACTTGATGTAATAAACACCAGCAGCAATATGACCAGGATTTTCTTCGCATGTTTTAAGAAGTTTATCAAAAGCGTCATATGGAACAACAGTATCATCACCGATAAAGAACATATATTTTGCGTCTGATTCCAATACAGCTTCAATAAGATAGTTTCTCGCAACATCTACAAGCATCTTTTCACAGTCAACATATCCATGCGAGTGCCCCATAAGAGCTACATGACATAGACCATAAGCATTGAATGTTTGTGCTGGTGTTTCTTCTTTATTGCGTCTAGGTTGAGCAATAACTACGAATGGCGCAATACCTTGAGCTTCATTTTTAATATTGTGTAATGTTTGAATTATCTTATCTCGATTGTACATAATGACTCCATAATGAATATTATCATAACTTATTTAGATACGGGTGAAGAAGAACTCCTTTTGGAAATGTAATGCCAGAGTTATTTCGTATTACTTGACCTACGCGGGCCTGACCAGGAATAAAATGTATATCGCCATTTGGTGCTA